CATCAGCCCGCGCCGGCTGCACGCCGAGCAGGTTCCGGAGGCGGACCTTGTCGGCCTCGGCCTCGACCTTCGGGTCCACATAGGGGAACCCGGGGACCTGCCAGGCGTGGCGGTAGATCTCCTTGTTCTTCGACGCGGCACGGCCCAGCTTGGGGAGCCAGGACCGGAGCAGGTGCTCGTAGTTGGGCCTGTGGAACGTGCTGATCAGCGACATGTGCTGGCGCACGAAGCCCCGGCGGGCCATCTGCAGGACGCCACGGTAGCCGTGGAACGTCGTGTCGCTGGTGTCCATCATCACCAGCTCAAGGGGCATGCCGACCACCCCACCGATCAGGCGGAGGATGAGGCGGACGTGCTCCTGGAACTCGGGGCCGGGGACACCCGGGCTGAAACCCTCGATCTTCTCACCCGGGCGGAGCCGGTGGACCAGGCCGGGGGTGAGCTCCTCGAGGGTCGTGGTCGAGCCGTCGTCCTCGTCCTGCTCCTGGCGGTTGCCCCACTGGTTGTCGCGCTCGCTCTGGATGAACGCCGCGATGCAGCTGACGACCTGCTGCTGGACGAGGCGGGCGAAGTTGATGTCCTCGAACATCCCGACGAGGTCGAAGCAGGGCGCGAGCGCGGTGATCCCGCGGGTCTGCGTGAGCCGCTTCGGGTCGTAGATGTGGAGCACGTTTGGCCAGCCCTGCTCGTCGAAGGCAGGCACCGCCGTGATGTCCTTGCTGTCGACGCTGAGCGGCGTGCGGCGCACGCGCTGCTTCCTGGTCCCCGGGATGTAGTTCAGGAACAGGTACTTGAGGACGCGATCGGTCTTCGGGTCGAGGACGATGCCGTGGACGACGTCATCGTTCAGGTTGTCCGGCGACGCGACGCGATCGCCCTCGAAGAGCTGGAGCTGCTCGTTGCGGAAGATCGCGAAGTGGTCCCCGTCGATGTGCATCCCGCGGAGGGCGAAGCGCTCCAGCTTGAAGAACGGATGGCGCCAGGCGTAGTCGCAGAGGCGCCGATCGGTGGCCCACTCCTCCCACATCAGCCGGATCTCGTTGTTCAGGGGCTCGTCCCCGGTGGCCGGATGGGGGACGAGACCAGAACCGAGGACGTTGTCGCAGGCCTTGTCGAAGAGCTGGCCGACGATGATGTCGTTCCGGTCCATGTCCCGGGCGTACTCGCGCAGCTCCCAGTAGCGGAACTCCTGCGCGAGGTGGGCGTCGGCCTGCCCACCCAGGTTGTCCCGGCGGCGCCGGAACTGGCTCGGCATCGTGGCCGAGTAGTTGAGCTCCTGCCGATGCGGCTGCATCCCCTTCCACTCGGCCTTCATGGCCTGGAAGTTGGGCACGGAGCTGCTCGGGCCCACCAGGCGGATGCTCTTGGTGGACGGCTGCTCGCGGTGGAGCCGCGACTGGTAGATCGGCGAGAGCTCCATCAGCTGCCTCGGAAGTTCCGGAAGTCAGCCCGGGTGACGGACGGGCCAGGACGGTAGGCCGGGTCCCTGGCCTCCAGCCAGGCCACCGCGTCGTCCAGCTCCTGCTTAAGCGCCTGGACGTTGTAACCGAGGGCGTTCGAGCCCTTCTGCATGTTGCTGGGCGTGCGCCGCAGCAGGATCTTGCAGGCCGTGATGAAGGCCCGGGCCTTCGTGGTGCTGTTGTCCTCGATGTACGACGCGTTCTCGTCGTAGGCCTGCTTGACCTGCTCGTAGGTGCTGTTACCGTCCAGCGAGGACATCAGCGCTCCTTCCTCGCGATGAACGACCGCTCGCGGGGCGTGCTGCTAGGCAGCGTCGTCGGCGTCCGGCCGATCTTGGTCGGGCTGATGCCCAGCGTGGGGACGTCGGCAGGCACCAGGTCGACGCGGATCATGTCCGCGGCCGCGCACTGGTAGACCTCGCAGTCCCACAGGTGGTTGGGCAGGCCCTTCGAGAGGGGACGCCAGACCATCTTGGCCTTCCTCCCCTCACGCTCCAGGACGCGGTGCTCGGCCGTCATATGCATGCAGTACACGTCGTCGATGCCCTGGCAGGCCTGCCAGAGCTCCTCACCGTTCAGCGTGGCCCGGAGCCGCTCGCTCAGGACGTCCTTGTAGTAGTGCACGTTGACCAGGTTGAGGATCACGTCGTACGGGCTGTCACCGTTGGGCGGCCGGTACGTCACGCGGCGAGGCGTGACCGGGCGCTCACCCTTGATGGTACCCTTCAGCACGGCGATGCGGCGCGGATCGCGGAGCGAGAACTTGTACACCGCGTCAGTCCGGCTGGCATGCTCGTCGAGCACGTCGAACGTACCACCGCTGTCGACCACGAGGAGGTCGACGCTGGCCGCGCGGCGCAGGTCACCCTCGACCTGGAAGGTCGTGTTCAGCACGGTCCGCTGCAGCTCGTCGAGGCTGTGGACATGGCCCCAGTCGAGCAGGCGGGAGCGGTAGTTCGGCCCCCAGGCGCGGATGACGTACCACGCGTCGCGCGCGCCGACGTCCGCGCTGGCCACGACGTAACGGGCCCAGCTCGGCACGACCCCACGGGGGTGACCCTTGTTGGCCTTCTCCTCGAAGAGGCTGGCCTCGACCTTGTTCAGCTCCTCCTCGAAGGGCTCGCCGAGCCAGGCGTTCATGAAGTCCATCATGAGCGCGTGGTTGCTGCGCGACCGGAGGAACTTGCCGACGATCTGCGCCCAGTCCACCCAGGGACTGTACAGGCTGCTGATGTGGAACGCGATGCGCCGCTGGCCGGTCCCGCGCTTGTAGACCTCACCGAGGCCGTTGACCCAGCGCCCGGCCAGCAGCATCTCGTGCCGCTCCGGTATCTGGATCATGGCCTCGCAGCCCTCGCAGGCGTACCAGACGGGGACCTGGTGGTTCTCCACCTCGGTCGCGTAGGCCGTCCGCGTGGCCTCGTCGTCAGGCACCGGCCCGCCGGCCGTCGGCGTCGCGCCCGTGCCCCAGCGGAGGCGCTGCCAGCGAAGCTGCTGGTAGCGCTGGCAGTGGGGGCAGGGCAGCTGGAACACCAGACGGCCGGCGGGCGCGGTACCTTCGAAGGCCTGGTAGATCAGGCCCAGCTTGGTGGTCGGCGTGCTGATCAGGATCAGCTTCCGACGGTGCCCGTAGGTGCGCTGACGGGCCTCAGCGAGCGAGACCGGATCGGCCTCGCGTCCGGAGAACGGCGGGTACTTGTCAACCTCGTCGCAGATCACGTACCGGCAGGGGCGCGTGGCCAGCGAGGCGGGCGCACCGGCCCAGCCGGCGTAGATCTGCATGCTCCGCAGCGTGATGGTGCTGATCTTGAGGTCGCGGGTGTTGTCCGTGATGTACTGCCGGAGCCGCGGCGTCTCGTTGATCATCGGGATGATACGCTCGGCCAGGTTCTCCTTTGCCGTCGGCTCCGTCGCGAACACGATCAGGCAGGGGGCCGGGTCCTGGTCGATCCAGAACCCGACCCCGTTGCGGGCACCCTCGGACCCACCCACCTGGGGGGTCTTCATGATGACCACCTCCTGCACCTCGTCATCGCCCATGGCGTCCATCATCGCCCGCAGGTAGGGCGTGCGGTCGGTGCGCCAGGGGCCAGGCTCAGACGAGGCGCCGACGGCGAGGACGCGGTACCGGTCAGCCCATTCGCTGACGGTAAGGTGCTCTGGCGGCTGCCAGGCCTTCCTTTCCGCATCCAACCAGTCGGAGGTGATGTTCATGCTACTTCTTGATCGGGGCCTTCGCGCGCTGGAGCTGCGCCTGCAGCTCCAGCTTCACGCGCTCCAGGATGGCGCTGTCAGCGGGCGGCCGCTGCTTCAGGAGCTCCTCCAGCTTCGCTTGGTTCATGGCGATCGTGCGGGTCTTCTCCGGGTCGGGCTCGGCCATCACACACCATTCCTCTTCCCGCCGAGGAGCTCGATCAGGCGGGTCTGATCCTCGATCCGGTCCTGCTGCAGCTTGTGGATCGAGTCCAGGCTGGCCTGGTACTTGTTCCACAGGATGGTGACGGCGAACCCGAGGAGACCGGTGCTGCCGAACTGGGCGGCGATCTTGACGATGTCCTCGGTGCTCATGGCATCACTCCGTGATGACTAGGCCTGGTTGTTGATCGTGCCGTTCGTGCCCGTGATGAAGATGTTGGTCCCGTCGCTGACGAGCTCGAGCCAGGCGCCGTCGTCGCCGAGCTCCTTGTACTTGCCGGCGGTGGACAGCGCGCCGTTCGTGTTCACGAACTGCTCGGTCCCGTACGGGTCAATGCGCATGGCGAACGACGCCAGGCGGTGAAACCGCGCGACACGGCCCTTCCACTTCGCCGCGGCCGGCAGGGTCAGCGTGACCGTGCCCGTGGCGCCGCGGTTGGTGTGGAAGCCGAGCCGCTCCAGGGTGAGCGTGGCATCGGCCGTGTGGGCGTAGACCTTCTTGAACGAGCTGGGCAGGCGGACGAGCATGTGTCCCTCTTAACCGACCCAGTAGGGTCGGCCTCTGCGGTTACTTGATGAACCCCTTCAGCAAGGCGCCGACCACCTCGGCGACCTCCTTCAGGGTCTGCTTGAGCGCCTCGCGGACGAGGTCGGCGCCGACGAACGTCCAGTTGGCGATGCGTGCACGCGTGTGCTTGATCTCCATCTCGATGACGAGCTTCTCCGCGTCGTCGTTCAGCCGGAGCTGGTACAGGGTGAGGTTGGCCAGGTCCTCGAGGGCCTCGCGCAACTCGACCTTGGCTAGCTCCGTGAGGTCGACCTTCAGGTCCTTCAGGCGGGCCTTCAGGGTATCCTCGAGACGGTCCCGGAGGAGCGCCCGCATGCGATCATCGGCCATCGGTGGGCTCCTCGATGTCGAGGCGGTCGACGCGCGCCTGCCAGCTGCGCAGGGTCTGGAACCGCCGCTCCTTCTGCTCCTCGGTCAGGGTGATCGACTGCGCCACCATGGCGGAGTACTCCGGGGCGATGGCGTCGAACGTGGCCCTGTCCGCGGCCGCGTGACGCCCGCCCACGCCGCCGCACGCGGCGAGAAGGAACGCGAGGAGGATCAGGAGGAGGGGGTGGTGCTGGCGCACGGGGTCTCCTTATCGGTCGTGTCCTTGTCGGTCGTGAGCGTGCCCTTCGAGAACGAGTCGAGCAGCGCGAGGACCTCCTCGTGCAGCTCCCGCTGGATGTCGAGCGCCTCACGGTGGGCCAGGCGCTGGGCGAGCTTGCCAGGGAGGGCGAGGAGGCCGGCCTTGACCGTGGCGATGCGCTTCAGCTGGCCCTCGATGATCTCATCCTTGGCGAAGACCCGCCCCTGAGCGACGGCCAGCTGGTGGTTGTGCTTGGCGGCGAGCGCCTCCTCCTTCTTCAGCCTGGCCTCGAGGAGCTTGCGCTTCGTCTCGTCCAGCTCGGCCTCGGGCGAGCCCTTCTCCGGGCGGCCGACCTTGCCGCTGTAGCCGTTCGCCACCATCCACGCGCGGACCTTGTCCATGTCGTAGAAGGTCTGGTTCCCGGCCATCGGGACGTGCGGGCAGCCCTCCTTCTGGTAGCGCCAGAGCGTCTGGTACGTCACCCCGAGCTCGCGAAGGGCGACCTCGCGGGTCACGAGCTTGGGTGCGATCTTCGCCGCCTCGGCGCCCACTGTCCCTCCGGAGTATTGTTATCCGTGTGCCCGAAGATGCTTTTAGCTACCATAGTAACGCCGGTGAAGGAGTGAATGAGTGAATGAACTTAAGTTAACTTTCTAATGTGTATTACTCAGCACGATCAGGGAGAGCGGATGGGTGTGTCATGATACGCGTTGTTCAGTGATCTGGGCCGGTTCCTGGTGGC